ATTGCAAGAAAAGAAAATGGCTAAACTTACTATCCTTCCTAGACTAGGATGCGAAGGTTTAGCAGACATGCTATATAAGTATGTCAATGGTGTTTACATTCCGGACCTATGGGGACCGGGTGAAGCAAAGCGTTTATGGTGCTATCGTGTAGAAGTTCGTGAGACTCAAAGTAACATGGCTTTTCGTGAAGGGCATCGTGAATGGAACGAGGACTTGTTTAATTAAAAAGGAGAAATTATGTTAGACAAATTTTTAGAGGGAGTGGATCGTGCATTAGCATTTAAGTTAATGTTAGCCCACATTATTATCATTGCTATTAGCAATTATATTGTACAATTTAAATTTGAAATGTTTGGCGCTCCAATTGCATGGGCTGCTTTTACTTTCCCATTAGTAGTTGTACTTACTGACTTGACCGTTCGTTTACTTGGTAAACAAACCGGACGTGCAGTAATTGCAATAGCGTTTATCCCAGCTATCATTGTATCAATGGTAGTAGTTAAAATGGGTGGTGCACCTGATTCAGTAGCATTTCGTATTGGATTAGGTTCAGGTGTTGCTTACTTGTTAAGTAACTTACTTGATGTTTATGTATTTCAGTATATCAGAGAAAAGTATGCAACGTGGTGGTATGCTCCTGCTATTAGTGCAGTAGTGTCAACATTCCTTGATACTTATGTATTCTTCTTTACAGCGTTTGCATATGGTGCTAATGAGTTTATGGCTAATAATTGGCATATTGTTGCGACTAACAATTCAATCAGTAAAGTACTTGTAAGTTTGTTAGTCATTCTACCCGCTTATGGTGTATTGTTAAATCAGTTGCAAAAGAAATTGGCAAGTGATGAAGAAAACATTGTTAAGAGTAGTAACTAAAATTTGGCGAATATGGGCAAAAGCCCTAGGTGAGAAAGCAGGTAATACGGATCAAGAAGCTGACCGTATTGCTTGCATTCGTACCATAATTGTGCTAATATATGTTATCACAAACTTTTTTATTGTTGCAGGTGTAATACATCATTGGTGAAACATGACAGATATTAAGATTTCAGAATTATTTTATAGTATACAAGGCGAAGGTCGTTATATGGGTGTACCTAGTGTGTTCTTACGAACATTCGGGTGTAATTTTAAATGCCAGGGCTTTGGTATGCCTAAAGGCGAATTAAGTAAAGAAGTAGAGGATGTTGCTAGTAGAGTTCATTATTACACTGATTACAAACAGTTACCGCTTGTTAGTACTGGCTGCGACAGCTATGCGTCTTGGGACCCTCGTTTCAAACATCTTAGTCCTTATCGCACTACCGATGATATTGTTGGTAGCATTATTGATGTACTTCCTCATGGTCGTTGGTTGGATGAACATCTTGTTATCACTGGCGGTGAACCTCTTCTCGGTTGGCAAAAATCATATCCAGAACTACTTTCGCACGAAAAAATGAGACCACTCAAAGAACTAACAATTGAGACAAATGGTACACAAATGTTATATCCAGAAGTTAAAAGCTATCTAAGTGATTGGAAAAGAAACAGAGAAAAGAATTGTATTACATTTAGTGTAAGTCCAAAACTTAGTATCAGCGGTGAGAGTTGGGAAGATGCAATTAAGTCAGAGGTTATACATGATTACGGTGAAGTAGGATTTGTATATCTTAAGTTTGTGATTGCTACAAAAGAAGATGCCGAAGAGGCGGAGGAAGCAGTCAATGAATATCGTAAGAGGGCTTTTCGTGGTCCTGTTTATCTCATGCCTTGCGGTGGGGTTGAGCGGGTGTACAATCTTAATAATAGAAATGTGGCGGAACTTGCAATGCGAAAAGGCTGGCGATACTCAGACCGACTCCAAGTCCCATTGTTCAAAAATGAGTGGGGAACATAATGATAGAAACAAAAACTAGAACTATTGTTAGGATGCTTACATATAGGTTAACTGCATGGTTATTCACAATCTTTTGGACATACTTGTTTACTGGTAATTTAACTAATGCTACTGGATTTGCAACCGCACTTCACATATTGCTAAGTGTTGATTACTACATACATGAGCGTATTTGGTTAAAAGTAAAATGGGGTCTAAATTGATGGGTATAACATATTCAAATCCAAGTGTAGGTAAAGACGATTGGTTTTATCGCCGTTGCGTTGGATGGGAATTTAAATTTGTGTGGTGGCCAACTCAGTGCTATATAACAGGTAGAAAAATGTGGCTAGAGTATGCTTATCGAGGAACCAGTGTATTAACGGGGCCAGGTGATTCAATTATAGAGCATCGTTGGCATCACAAACATGAACATTTAATTTGGAAACTAAAACAATGAAATTATATAACAAACGAATTGCATTTTTAATTAGCGACCAACACTTTATCCCACATGGTGGCATTGGTTCATTTGCTAAAGGCTTCACAGAGATGTGTGGGCGTATCAATTGGAAAGTTGATATCATCTTAGACAAAGCACCTACTAATTTATTTAGCGATTTAATTAGTGGGTTAGGTGCAAATATTATTTACCCAACTGATCCACTTAAGTACACAGACCATACAGGTACATTTGCATTTAGTGATACAATCAACTTTGAAAAGATTATCAACTTTCGCAAATCATTGTTAAAGGCGTTTGAAACAAATATCTATGATATGATTGTGTGTAATACGCAGGAAGCAATGACTGCGGCGTATGCCATGACTGTCAACAAGTATATTCCGGTAGTATTCTATACACATTTACATAGTATGATTTTTCGTGAAAGTCAAGGCAGTGATGTGTTTTTGGATAGTTATCATAACTTCTATAACAAGCATATGGAGTTTACTGATATCATCATTGGTACACAAAGTAAAAAGAACATAGATGAATTAACTAAGTTTGGTGCAACTAACTGTGCATTATTGCGTATGCCAATGAGTGAGCGAGGATTACTTGAATCTTATACAGGACCTCGTAAAGGTGTGTTGTTTATTGGTAGATGGGAAGAGGGTAAAAATCCTGACGCATATATTCGTGCAATGAAAGAATGTCAATTACCTTGCAAAGTTATGACTAATAGCAACGGTGAAAAGAAATTTATCAAAGCATTTGAAGAAGCTGGTATAACTGATTACGAAATTAAAGCAGGTATCACTGGTCAAGAAAAGGTTGACTTTATTAAAGGATGTAGTGTATTCTTTATGCCTAGCTTGCGTGAGAACTATCCGTTTGCATTCTTAGAATGTTTAGGTCATATGCAAACTGTGGTGTTAGATTCACAAGATTGGTCAGATAATTTTAGAGATGACTTTTTTCATAAGGTAAATATCAAAGATGCCAGTACTCGCATTAAACAAATATACGGAACCAATCAGTCAGAAGGTGCATTGGTTTATATTCGTATGTTAGATGAACTAGTGGCTGAAGGGTGGATACAGTTTTTAGATAACTTTGTCGGCAAGCAGAGCAATACAAATTCTGCCAAGATTAACACATATGAAACAATAAAGTATAGTGATTACATCAAAGATTTAAAGCGTAGTCATTTGGCACGTGAAGATTTTGAATCCGTATTAGCGAATAGATACAAATTTATCAATGTATGGTATACTGATGATAATTCTTACCTAAGTAAAGACCCAAGTTTTAAACCAAAAGAAGAGGAAGTAGGCGCAAGTCTATTTGAATTTATATGAAGAAAATTTTAATCACAGGTAACTCAGGCTACATCGGTAGTCATCTAACTAAATTGTTAGAGGATACGTATGAGTTATACGGGTTAGACACAATGAACCCTAGAGTAGATATCAAACATTTTATTAATTGTGATATCAGAACTATGCATTACCTTCAAGGAGAGTATGATGCAGTAATACATTTGGCTGCACTAGTAAATGTAGGTGAGAGTGAGAAGATGCCTAGTAACTACTATATGACCAATCTAACAGGAACTCTCAATGTATTGAATGGTATCAAGACAAAGAATTTTATATTTGCAAGTACTGGTGCCGCAGAGTATTGTCAAAGTGCATATGGCACAAGTAAGAAAGCAGCCGAAGATTGTGTTCGTGAATACTGTACAAAAAACAATGTGCCCTATACTATCTTTAGATTTTACAATGTGATTGGTAGTACTGTAGTAGAACCTACTAATCCAGATGGATTATTCTATAATTTGATTCGTGCTATTCGTACCAAAGAATTTACTATATTTGGTAATGACTATGATACAGTTGATGGCACTTGTGTGCGTGATTATGTTCATGTTATGGAAATATGCGAAGCACTAAAATTAGCGATTGAGCAACCTTCCAATGACATGGAATGCTTAGGACACGGAGTAGGACACACTGTAGGTGAGATTGTAAATCTATTTAGGGAAGTAAATGATATCAAAAACATTGACTTATTGACCAAAATAGGACCACGCAGACAGGGTGATTTGCCCATAAGTGTTTTAGGCAATCCTAGTTCCTACATGAAAAAGATGTATGAATTCAGAGACTTATTAAAAGTTGACAAATAATCAATTATCTGCTACACTCTTGTACATGACTACACCTATCAAACGCATCGGCTTTGCGTGTAAATTTGCCGAAATCAACAAGAAGGGCGAGATCGCCAGTGTCGAGGGTCTTAACACTGGGGGTACCACTATGGCATGGGCTAAACGCAATAAGCGTAATCTTGTAGAGGAAAAGATTATTGATGTTGCTAAGAAAAACATTCTTAATACCCATGCACTAATTAAGAAAGTAGCAAGTCTACCCGAACCATTGCGTATGTTGCGTATCACTAGTGATATGTTAAGTTTTTACACACATGAGGATTACACTGAATTCTGGCAATCCACCGACGTTCAAAATCAGCTTGCACATTGGTTTGCCCCATTGGGTAAGACTGCTAGGGAAAACAATGTACGACTAAGTTTTCACCCAGATCAATTCGTAGTATTAGCAAGTGATCGTCCAGAAGTAGTAAATAAGAGTATAGAAGAATTTGAATATCATTGTGACATGGCTCGCTGGATGGGATATGGTCAGAAATTTCAAGACATTAAAATTAATGTACATATCTCTGGTCGTGCTGGCCCCGATGGTATCAGAAAAGCCTATGAAAGACTCTCGCCGGAAGCGAGAAACACACTTACAATTGAAAACGAGGAGATTACACATGGTTTACACACAGTTCTTGAAATTGCAGATTTGGTTCCAATCGTATTGGACATTCATCATCACTGGGTTAACAGTGGAGAATATATTGACCCGAATGATGACCGCGTTAAAATGGTCATTGATAGTTGGAGGGGGAATCGGCCTACTATGCATTATTCCGTCAGTCGTGATGATGTACTTACAGGCCATTCCAGATCATGTCGCCCCGCTCTTATTCCGTTGATAGAGAGTGGTCACAATAAGCAAAAACTACGTGCCCATAGTGACTTCTATTGGAATGACGCAGTAAATGATTGGGCATTGACATTCTTAGATAACTTTGATATAATGTGCGAATCGAAGGCAAAGAATCTTGCCAGCTTTAAATTATACGAGAAAGCAAAAGAAAATGGGTATATTTGATAGATTTAAAAAGAAGCCAGTAGAACAGGTAGTAGAGTCTGTTCAGGTTTTACCTGAGCCAACGGCAACTCCAAAAATGCCTAAGGTAAAGAAACCACGCAAGCCCAGAGTAAAGAAACCTACTGTAGAATTGTCTGCTAAAGAAAAGGCTACACAAGCAGGAGAGCCCTATGTTGCTGTAGTTAGTATGGAACTTGATCCTGGAAATATCAATGCAGGCGCATTTGAGTTGGATTGGAATGACAAATTCATTCTCAATTTGATAAGAGCGGGTTATAAAATGCGTGATGATGATACCGACACTATGATAGTCGATAGATGGTGGACTGCAATTTGCAGGAATATTGCTTTAGAAGTATATGAACAGGCCCAAGCTGATCCCTTAAACCGAGACATTCGTCCTGTGCAACAACGGGATCTAGGAAATGGGCGCACAGAGGTTAGTTAATTAACTTATTAACATTAAAACAAACAAAAGTATTAAGTTTTTGGTTGACTTAATATCTGTAGTCGTGTATACTACGTACTTCTTTGACTACTAAGTAAGAGCCGATATGCTTATGAAAACTAACCGTGAATTCACTTGTAAATATCCGATGGATAAAGACCAACGTGAATTTCTACATGATAATATTTTGAATTATGCTGAGTTGATGCTTACTACAGGCAACCCTCATATGCTATTGGGTACAGCAAACACCGGCGCTGGTAAGACTTTTGTAATTAGTAACTATTTGATTCCTAGCCTTGTTCGTCTACAAATTCCGGGTGTTAAATCTTTACGTAATTTTTTAATCATTGCGCCACCGCGTGAAGTACGTGATGACATTTGGGAAACATTAGAAAACTTAGACTACAAAACTATTGACGGTCTTACTGTTTGTGTCTATGAAGAAAAAGATTTACTAGATGTAGCGAATAGTAAAAAATCTCTCAAAGGTGATGTAAACATTTTAGTCGTGACAAATGCATGGTTTAATAAGAATCACAAAAAGATTCATAAGAACCCTAATATCAAGTTTGATTGTATTATCAATGACGAAGCGCATTATGCAAACGGTGTCCCTCATATTGATGATATGAAAGTTTCGACAGGTGCAAAAAACAATCAAGCAAAACTTACTACTTTTCATAATTTAGATGCATTGCGTGAAAATGGATCATTAGTGATTCAGTTCACAGCTACCCCAACCGTGAGTCAGACTGGTGTTACATATCACGGTAGTATGACTTACTGGCCACTACCAGTAATGCCGTTTAACCCATTGACTATGCCGTTTGTGCATTTCTTGCCATCAACATTAGACAACAGTTATAGTACTATTTTTTCTTGGTATAAAAATCATGTTAATGTAATTAAAGATTTGCAAAATTCAATTACACAAGAAACATGGGATTTAGTTACTACAAATAGTCCAATTCGTAAGATGATGCCAGCAGTTTCGATCCGTGTCGGTAATGTCAACGCAAAGGAAGACCGAGCAAAAACATGGGATGACTTGGAAACTACAGTTCGTAATGATTGTACCAAAGAAAATTGGGACTTGGTTGACTTAATTGATACTTTAGAGTATGATGGTGTTTACACTAAAAATACGCTTGATGCTATTAAAATGGCTAACAGTCCAGAAAAAGAAAATCGCCCAACAGTTTTTGTCGTTAAGAATAAATTTATGATGGGTGCCAACTTGCCTCGTTTAGCAGTATCAGGTGTTGTTCGTAATCCAAGTCAACAATTAGTGGAAAACAATTGGGTTCAGTTTTATGCACGTACAAGTCGTTTACCTTACTTCCGCAATCACGAAGATGCCCGTAATTATATTTACAGCCTGCCAATCAATCATCAACAAAAATATTTCCTGTGTTTGTTGTATGTATATATGAGCAGTGCAGTATGTATCGTATTGACTGAAAGTACCTTGTTATCCGAAAAAGTTGTCAAAGCATACAGTGATGGCAAATGGACAGTTCAAAAAGGTCTTAGTTATTTCTTAGACAACTTGAAGACAGGTTACTATAATACTGAGCAATTTGGAAGCAGTATTCGTGCAAATCGTAGGTTCGATGACTATATTAAATCTGAATATTGCACAGGGTGTCCTACTGGAACAAATGGATTACCTAATTGCTTAATGAATCATTATGCGGTTTATTGTCAAAATTACGGTGATATAGACTTTGAGACATTTTTAACTGGACAATGCAACATGATTGACGGTGAGCATAAAGATGGTAACCGCTACAATAACTCAGTAGAAAATAGAGTCGGGGTTTGTTCTAACGTCCATCGTATTAAAACTTTCTTACACAAAGACCACTTGACTAGATATGTAAATGGGCAGCCTGGCGTTGACAAAATCTAAATATACGTTTATATTTAAGGTTTAAACTTAAAAGGAATTCTAATGGCAACTACCTTAAATTATTTGAAATGTTCAATGCCAAACTGTCATAAAACGGTTGGTCAACATAATAAAAAAAGTAATAAGAACAAACAAGTTTGTTCAGCACACAGGACTTACCGTAAACATGAGGTTGATCAATGGAAATTAAATAGCGGTTGTGCTAACAAAAATGGGCAGTATGGATTTCCATGCGGGGCAAAGATAATCACACATCCTGCACAATTAGATATCAATCATATTGACGGGATCAACTCTAACAGAGATCCTAAAAATATTGAAGTTTTGTGTAAGCTATGTCACCCGATAGTCACATTAGCTAATGAGCATCATCTAACTCCCACTGAATCTAGGAGGGCAAAATTACTTGATACAAAATTATTTGACTTTGGGTAATACAAGTTTGACAAAATCTAAATATACGTATATAATACACACATGAAATACGCACTCATTGATACCGCAAACACTTTCTTCCGTGCTAGACACGTTGCAAGCCGCAACTCTACACTAGAAGAAAAGATCGGAATGGCCTTGCACTTGACACTTGCTAGTGTTAATCAAGCAGTAAAACGATATGGAATTGACCATGTTGTATTCTGCTTGGAGGGGAAATCATGGAGGAAGGCCGTATACGAACCTTACAAAAAGAATCGTGTGGTTGATGCAATGTCAGTCACTGAGGCTGAAAAAGAAGAAAACACCATGTTTTGGGAAACTTACGAAAAGTTCACCACTTTCATCAAAGGGAAAACCAACGTCAGTGTCCTACGTCATCCTCAAGCAGAGGCTGATGACTTGATTGCCCGATTCATTCACTTGCACCCAGAAGATACACACTATATAATTTCAACCGACAGCGATTTTGTACAGTTAATTGCACCAAATGTCAATCAATATCAGGGGGTAGCAGGTGAACTTATCACTCTAGAGGGATACTTCAAAGAAAATGGCAAGCCAGTTATTGATAAAAAAACTAAACAGCCTAAACTGTTAGAAGATCCTGAGTACTTACTGTTTAAGAAAATTATCCGCGGTGACGCAGGCGACAATGTATTCACTGCATATCCCCGTGCCCCTGAGAAAGGTAGTAAGAATCGTGTCGGCATTCGTGAGGCATTTGAGGATCGTAATGCGCAGGGCTTCCGATGGAACACGTTCATGCTACAACGCTGGCTTGACCATAATAATCAAGAACAAGTAGTGCGTGATTGCTATAACAGGAATCGGATGTTGATCGACTTAACAGCACAACCCGATGATATTAAACAACTGGTTGATGAATCAATTCGCATAGGTGTTCGCACTACTACAACACCACAAGTGGGCGTTCATTTTATGAAATTCTGCGGCAAGTATGAACTTACAAAACTTTCAGAAAATGCTGAAACATTCGCACGTTGGTTGAATGAACCATATAAGGGTAATTTGTTAGCACAATGAGCGAGAAAACAATTTTTTATAAGAAAGTAGGTCGTAGATACGTACCAGTGTATGAGTACGACCAAACACTTATGGATGCGTTTCCTGAAGGGGCACATCTTGTAATATGCTATCCCGGTGGGCAAAGCACACGTTACAATGTAAACCCTGCATATGCACCAATGATTGCGGCTGGCCGTGTAGCAGAAGATGCAATTAGTTCGGCATTAATGAAGGCTAGTGATTTGCGCCCTACTAACAAACAAAAAGAATTAACACCTGAACAACTACGTTGTTGGAAAGCATTGAGTAAAGCATTTGGTGTAGAGAACCATGCACTACAATGGCCTAGCGCACGTGAGGCATGTGAAGAAGCAGTCAAAGCAATGTCTGTGGAAGCAGAGAAACTATTAACTGTTCCAGCAGTTAGAAAAGCCTATGAACATTTCTTGTTTGTAGCAGAATTAACAAAGGATAATAAAGATGAATCTAGTAGCTAAACCTATTATTAAAGGTGAATATTGGGTAGTCACAGACGGTGACAAAAAAGTAGGTAATGTAATTCAAGAGGGTAGTGATTATCAAGTAATCATGGATAATACTGTTGAAAAGTACAGTAGTACCAAAGCCATTGAAAAATCAAAACAAATTGAGTTTGAAAAGGTAGGGAAACAAGAAAAGCAATCAGCACCTCCGTTTGCTATCTATCCTACTAGTGGTAATCGGATTTACAATAGTTTTTATGATGTGAAACGAAAACTGCATATTTTTACTAAAACTCCCAAGAGTAAGTGTTACTATGTTGCAGGGTGGTTCGGAATCAAACAAAATGAAGAATTTGTAAAGATTTTCTGTCCAAAGTACATTTTTGTGCAACGATATGACTATACAGGTCCTTTTAAGACAGAGGATGAGGTTTTGTTAGCATAAATATACAATGAGTCAAATTAAAAAATTTATAGATAAAGTGGCTAGTGCAGAGGCACGCCAATCCCGTGAATTATTGATTCCAATCACTGATGCTAAAGAAATGCGTGACGAAATTATGGTATTACTTTTAGACCAAAGAGGACAGACTAATAATAAAACTGAGGATGTTACTATCGTAATGACTGGTGGCAAATGGTAAACAATGAGCAGAACACAACCTAAAGTAATACTAGAAATAGTTGATAAAGAAACATACAAATGTGATCAAATTGTAGAGGCAGCAGGAATATGGGCTGTGTTCTATGATAACCAACCTATCAACTTAAAAAGTCAACATTACTTAGATAGTGAAGCCGTTCCAAAATATAAAAAAACAAGTTTTAGTAATCCCGGTCATGCAAGAAATCTATGCCGCAAACTGAATATACAATTCAAAACTGATAAATTTACTGTGGTGTTTATGAACAACGGCACACGTGTTTATCCAGATGAATAAAATCAGATACAAAGAACAACTAACTAAAACTGTAATAGACCAGTTATCTGATACTACTTGGTCATATGAAGAAGCAATAAAGAAATGGTGGTTTAATCCTCGTGGTGGATTAAGACTCACTCAAGTTGGTGATTTGGAATTACGGTTTGCCAAAATTGAACACTATAACCACGACTTTGAAGCATCCAAAAAATATAGTTGGTATGCCTTCATTCTGGACTTAGACAAAAAAATCAAATGTCCCTACTACATTGATGTAAATAAAAGTGATAAAGGTAATAAACCTTTTATCAGGTTATATGACAGTAGAATATCTATGTTACTTAATTTGTACGGTGATCTAGATAGTTACTTACATTCAATAAAGGTAAAAAAATGACAGAAGAAAAGAAAAGCAAGAACCCGTTTATTAACATGGCTAACGAAGCTAAAAAGAATAACACCGAACTTCATCCGGGCTTAGGTAAGGCTCCAAAGAAACAAGGACCTAAACCTAATTCAAAAGGATTTGGGGGAAGTAGTGTGGTAAGACGTACTGGTCGTGGCGGTTGATGTAAACTTTTATACAGGCTACCGCGTTATATATATATGTAGACAAAACTACGAATTCATTAACTTCAAAGGAAAACAAAATGAAACTAATCGCAACTCTAATCGCTACCCTAGTTACAGTATCTGCATTTGCCGCAGAGCCAGCAAAAGCACCAGCTGCCCCAGCAGCCGCAACTGCTCCGGCTACACCGGCAGCACCTGCTGGCGAAATGAAATTAGCTAAGAAGAAGGCTGACAAGGAGGCTGAAAAGAAAGCTAATCCCAAAAGCGAACCAGCTAAGGATCAAAAAGCCGAAGCTCCTAAGAAGTAATCCAATAAGATACTCATTAATTAAACAAGGGGCTGATCCAAGTCTATTAGAGTTTGATGATGAGGCTCTTTGTACTAGATATCGTAAAGTTAAAATTGTTGAAGAAGATGTAGACGATACATTATCCGAGTACGCAGAAAATAGATTACTAATTGCTAGAGTACTTGCTCTAAAAAAGTATAGAGAAATACATGATAGAGTAGGATAGGCATAAATATTAATGCAGTTATGGGTTCTGCATAAAAACCCAATTTTAAACACACACATAGGAGATAAAAATGTTTAACACTTTCAATTACGCCGCTATTGACGCGGTCCAAGAAGCCAAAAAGCAATTCGTAACAAATTTTGTACAACACGAAGGAATTGCCAAAGCAATGAACACATTCGTTGATTCCCAAGCAGATTACACAAAGCGTTATGCTGATGCAACAATGGCTTTTGCTACATCATTGGGTTTAATTTTTACAAGCAAACAGTTCTTTGACGAAGTTGCCAAAACTGTAAAGTTCCCAACAGCAGCCAAAAAAGCTGCCAGTAAGAAAGCAGAATAATCATGTTTGCAAAATTAATAGATAGCATCCTAGAGGCTATACAGGCTATTAAGAAATATAGATCAGGACCTGGTTTAAAGGGTCGATAAACCCAAACTAGATTGACTGGTATTCTTAACAGTTATATAATTCACAGACAAACACAGGAGACAATATGTCAGATTACACACCAAAAATGCCTGAAGTCAAATTCAGCAAAAACGGCTATGAGATTCGTAGTGATGTCCTCGGAATGGCTAAAGATTTCGTAGAAAAAGAATACAGCATGAAATTTGCTGGATGGGAATTAACTGCAATAAAGGATCCTAAAACAGGTGAATTAGTTAGCAAAGTTGAAATGCCAGTCTTTCCTGGTCTAGAACAAATCCTAGAAACTGCGGAAAAAATGTATGGTTTTGTAAATCAAACTACTACAACTAAAAAGTAATACTTAGTATTACATTTAGCCCCGGAAACGGGGCTTTTCCACGGCTTGACAATAAATCGGTTTGGGCATATAATACATGTATTGATTGATTAAAGGAGCTTGTATGAGTAACGTAGATTTTGACATTCGTGTAGCAGTCGGCAAAGATATGCAACAAAAACGTGAAATCCGTATGTATGGTTGCACCGAAGCACAAATGCGTGAGGCTGTAGAACAAAGTCTTACTTTTCGTCATTCAGGTCCTGCTATGATGGCAGCTAGCCTTATGAGTGATTGTCAGGAAATGATTGCTTACGACAACGGCGGTTCTTACGATTTCATGGTCATTGAAGATGTTCGCCAGGCACTGAATCGTGCTAAGTGGATCCTGTTTGAATACTGTGATAAAAAGTAATACTTAATGTTGCATTACCCAAAGGTTGACAATAAATCACTTTGGGTATATAATACTTGTATTGATTGATTAAAGGAGCTGAAATGTCTGCACTAGTTGAATACACATTGGAACTGTACAAATCTGACAAACGTGTCAAAGGCGGTAAGCGTCTTGTGTCAAAAGAAGAATTTGCCCCAGTCACTAGAGCCTACATCAAGGCTGTGATTGATGCTAAAACTAAATTGGGCTTCATTGTTGAACCCCATGAGACTTGGGTTACCAAGCGCAACATGATGACTGGTAAGACTTATCAAGAACGTTATGACACCCCGTATTTCTGTTCACCCTCTAGCGAATCTTTTTGGAGCAACTAATGCCTAAATATCAGAAACCTGTTCTTAATTTTAATGCCGATGCTGTGTGGGGTGCGGCTTGTGCCGCTCAACGTATCAACGGTGAGTATGTGAAAGAGGGTCGAAATCAAATCGGTGAGTTTGGTGAGGTGTTGTCTACCAAACTCCGCAACCGTGATATCATGTTAGAGTTTTTGCACAATCCTGACAGGCTAACGGAAGAAGATGTTGAGCAGGCTAAAAAGGTTCGCAAGTACTACCAAGCATTCACTTTCAAAATTCTTAAAGGAATTAAATTGAGTGAGTTTGATAACACGGCAATGCTTATTAGCAACCGTGATATCATTAATGATAATTATGATGTAGCAGTTATCGCCAGTTTGCCCAGTTGCTATGAGCGTGGTGTCAAGCGGGATAATGTTGACCAACGAGTGAAATTTGCTACTGGTGGGTTCATCGGTAGGGTCGGTGACAAGGTTAATGTTACTGTTGAAATCTTGAAGACCATGTACAGTCAGAAGTGGAATACCAACTATGTGACCGGTATCACTAGTGATGATCAGGCAGTATTTTTTGCTTACAATCACATTAACAATGTCGAAGTTGGTGAGACATATACCTTTTTTGGTACTGTCAAAGCACATGCCCATCGTGACAACTTAACCCAATTGAATCGGGTAAAGATCGTTTGACATTATATCCTATATATAGTATACTATACACATTCTTTCACACACAGGAGTTTTTATGAGCCACATAATCGCATTCATTCTAGGTATTGTTGTTGCAACAGTAGGCTTTACTGGCATTGCCAAAATGCTTGATAATGGTGTTGAGAAAACAAAATCCATTGTACAAGAGCAGGTTAAGTAATGTACCACTTAATTTTACTTACCTTCATTACTGGTAATGGCATGCTTGAAATGAAACAGACTAGAATTGATACATTCTACACCGCCAGTGAATGTGAGAAATTCAAAGTGGTAGTAGAAAAAAATGCTTTGGATAAACTCAAGAAAGATTCAACAGTTGAGTTTGTTTGCCGACGTGAGGTATAATAGAAATGGCAGATTTAATTGATTTTGATACTGAGTATGACTTGAAACACATGGGTATGGAGATACCTGTACATACCCAAGAAACTATTGAGAATTATCTTATGCGTGGTTGGAAGCCAGGTGGTTTCGTAGAATCACTCTTGGCTAAAGACTATGAACGAGCAATTAGTATTGCTGACACAGCCAATCGTCAAAGATTTTGGACTATTGCAACATGGATCAAAGATTATGCACCTGACAATAGTTGGGGAAGTTATGATGCAGTAGATAACTGGTGCAATGATACAGATGGTATGCGTACCAAGTTTGCTGATGAAACTGAAAAGAAATTTATTTGGAAGGTTTTAAAAAAATGAGTGCAAGTTGGATCAATAAACTAAACGAGAGTGATAGTCGCCTTCATAAAGAAGATGTGATTTTGCAGGCGCTTGAGGCAAGTGTCCTAGGTAGTCGCAATAGTCAGATTTTCTTGGGCTTTACTAAAGCCTGTTACAATCCCTATGTTACATTTGGTATTCGTCAAGTGCCCGATACAGTAGGTATTACTGATGCAGAGAATCCCTGGGATGATTTTAACGAATTGATGGTACAACTTAGTCAACGCAGATTGACAGGTCATGCGGCACGTGATGCAGTACAAAACATGGCTGGACAATTTGATAGTGATGAATGGAATACATTCTTAGCACCTGTATTGCGTAGAGACTTACGTGCAGGTATTAGTGATAAGACAGTTAATAAAATTTGTAAAGGTACTGATTACGAGATTCCAATCTTTGGTTGTCAACTAGCAACCAACAGTGAAGGTCGCCCTGAGATGAAGGGCATCAAACGTCTTGAGCCTAAACTTGACGGTGTTCGTGTGTTGTTGATGGCTATTCCTGATGAAGATGGCAATGTTGTCACTATTTGTTTTAGTCGCAATGGTAAACAGTTTGACAACTTTGGTCATATTGAAAATCAAATTCGTGATAACTTTGTAAAACTTACACACAAAGCCGCAACAAGTAATCTGAGTATGGGCTTTGTAATGGATGGTGAGGTGATTGGTAATACATTCCAAGAACTTATGCGTCAAGCACGCCGCAAGACTGATGTACAAGCAGAGGATAGTGTGTTCAATGTATTTGACATCATTCCACTTGATGCTTTCCGTGAAGGTCATTGGAATGCACAACTACACAAACGCATTACTATTTTAGAAGATATGCGTAGTATTATTGATGACATGCCCAATGTTGAGTTGTTGCCACATATCATGGTTGACTTAGATACGGCAGCAGGTAAGGATCAATTAGAACGATATGCTAAGGATCAAGTTAATCTTGGATTTGAAGGCATTATGATTAAAAATTTAGATGCCCCATATGTCTGCAAACGCAGTACAGATTGGATGAAGTGGAAGCCCACTATTACTGTAGATTTGGAGGTTATCGGTGTTGAAGAAGGTACTGGAAGAAATAAGGGACGCCTTGGAGCTTTGGTTTGCGAGGGATACGATGACGGAAAACATATATCCGTCAATGTTGGTAGTGGGTTTAGCGATAGTGATAGAGATGACTATTGGAATAATAGTAATCACATCATTGGTCGGACTGCTGAAATCTTATGTGATGTAATTTCTCAAAACCAAGATGGTACCTACAGTTTGCGTTTCCCACGCTTTGTTAGATTTAGGGATGACAAATAATGTGGACTTTGGTGTATATTACTATTGCATTGATTAATGCCGAGTATGGACAAGTGTTGGTGCCAGTGGGCATGTACACTACTAAAGAAGCATGTTTAATTGGCCTTGAAAAAGGAAGAATTGAACTAATGGCAAAAACAAATATCAGCCCAAATGCTTTGAAATGTATACAGGATTCATAAGATGAACGAAAGAATTAAACAACTAGCTGAACAGGCTGGGTTAGTTAAAATACTTGATGAACACGCTAGCGAATATGGCAACGGTATGTTTGAGAATACTCCGTATCCAGAGTTAGAAAAGTTCGCCGAGTTAATTGTCAGGGAATGTGCCGAAGTTGGTTCTAAATTCAGTCAAGCACATCCTTTAGATATTCAATATCAAATTAAAAGGCATTTCGGAGTTGAAGAATGAATGAAGTAATCAAATCCAGATTAAAACTACATCAAGACCGAGCAAATCATATTGATTACCTGATGCGTAATTACGGTGATTCTAATTGGCCAGGTGGCGAACAGAAATTCAAAAAAGATTTCTATGAAAGAATGGTACTAAAGGGTATTATTCAAGAGCTGGAACACATCCTCGGAGTTGAAAAATGAACAAGCGTAAAATTACCACTCGGGTTATCTTTGATGGTGTTATAGATAATACCTTTACTCAGATGCGACAAGTATATACTGACGAAAATGGTGAATATGTAAATTGCACCCGCAATCGGTATTACATTGAGAATGATAGTTTTGATATTGTTTATACTACAGGTCGAGCCATTTCAGTTAAAGAATTGTTTAAGGGTATGATATGAACGAACGAGTTAAAGAACTTATTGAACAGGCAACCACAATTGAAGAACATGGCTGGGGCGTCAGTTATCAAAATTTTGATAAAGAAAAGTTTGCCGAGTTGATTTTAAAAGATGTAGAAAATATAATATGGAAGTCAGAACCAAAACCTTTTGCTATTATATATGATATGTATAAACATTTTGGAGTTAAAAAATGAACGATAAAAAATTGTATACCATTCGTTGGACGCAGGTTTACCCTGATTTGCAGGAAAAGATTGACGAGTTGATGAATGATATGTTAGAATTGAGCGAGTATAAAGAAGCCAAACAGGTTATTGCAAAAATTAAAAATGATATCAACGCTGGTACTACTAAGTGAACGTTACTATTCAAGGGTATGATTCTAAGATTTACATTGCTAATAATTCGGTGATGGTAGAACCAGAGCATCCCACTAGTTTTAAAGTAGGTGAACAGGTTGTAATCAAATTAATTGAAGGTGAAAATTATGCACTAGTGATTGACCCGCTTGACAGAGAAGCGGACCCATACCATGAAACATGGAAGGTATCTTATCTCAAACCTAAAATTAAATATCCCGTAAATAATAAGCCTTACATCAAACCACTAGAATATGATGCAGGTATCGTTGATTACATTATGATACTAGGTTGGGTGTTAATGATAATATGGTGTATTTGGATGTTTATAAAGGTTATATGAATAAATCTAATTTTAAAATTTTACTCAATAAGAAACTGGACGAGTTTGTTGGGAGAACCGATGATAAAGAAATTATAAAACAAGACATGTTAAAAATGATTTCTCAGTTGGCAAAAGAGTATCCGCAGTATATATATTACATGGAACAAATCATTAAAGAAGGAATAAAAAATGGTAACGGTAGTAAAGAGTGAGTGGCATCAGGTTGAAAAACGATATGGCATTGAAATTGATGCTGATATCCTTAGTGAGATTTATCCTGACCTAAATGAAGATGAAATTCAAGCAAAATTAGATGGATTAGAATCCGGTGACGAAAATATTGACGAAGTTATCAATGATGCTTATGATTATGGTGTTGACTTAGATTGGGATTATCTCAACGATGATGATTGGTGGACCGATCGTAAAGGTGGTTATGATATTACCTATAGTGTTGAAGATTGGGAAGTGCGTGAAGAATATGTACCTCCTGTAACACACAAGTGTACTAAGTGCAAGTGGGAAGGTTCTAAGTTTGATGCTGATTGGGTATGGCCAGAAGATGATGAAACTGGTGAGCGTGAAGCCAAAAAAGTTTGTCCAATGTGCGAAAGTGATACTGAACTAACTGAAATTGGTGTCCAAGAAGAACAAAAAGAACTAGAGCGAAAGACTAATGCACTGAGTCATTTAAAGGATGACGGGGAAGATGATACTGCAACACAAGCAGAGTTGGAAGAGGCATTGGAAGAACTCAAGCGTGAGTTTGAACGGTTAAGTGTTGAAGAAGATCCAGAAGATAAAAAAAATGTTTAAAACAATTTACACAGAAGTAGAAGTTGATGTTGACCTGTCAGACTTTGACACCGATGATCTAATAGAAGAATTAGAAAACCGCGGTTCGGGTGCTACAGAATATGGTGATGGCAAAGAAGTGTTACAAATAATTTACGAAAAACGTAGGATGGGTCAAGACTATCAGGAAGAACTTGATCAATTAATTTGGTTAGGATTAGGAAAAATTGTATGAAACACTCATTGGTAGGTAAAAAACATACATTTGAGGATGGCAATGTAATTGAAGTTATTCAAGTTAAAGATAGAGACTATAACGAAGGTACAGAATCATTTGTAACCTATCTTATATATACTGGTAACAGTTTGCCACGCAAACTTGTAATGCGTATGGATGAATTTATAAGCACATTCGGCCATCTGTTTGATACATAAATACTAGATGTTCTCAAAATTTTTTACATTCAGTAATGCCACATTATTAGTGGCATTAATACTTAGTTCCATTGCAGCCTGGTATTCAATTATCGGGCTGACCGCTATTTTTGCTGGTGCAGTTATTCCCATTATCATAATGGGTTCAGCACTAGAGTTAGCAAAGATTACAACAACAGTTTGGTTACGCAAATACTGGACAAAAGCAAGTTGGATACTTAAACTATATCTTGTCCCTGCTGTTATATTACTTGCGTTACTAACAAGTATGGGTATCTTTGGTTTCTTAAGTAAAGCACACTTAGATCAAGGTGTACCAACTGGAGATGTTGTTGCTAAGGTTGCACTGTTTGATGAAAAAATTAAAACAGAACGAGACAATATTGAGACCAGTAGAAAAGCATTGCAACAGATGGATGCACAGGTCGATCAGATGTTGGGTCGTACAGATAGTGACAAAGGTGCAGAACGAGCCGTTGCCATTCGTAGACAACAGGCTAAAGAACGCAGTGCCCTACAAGCTGACATTGCCAAAGCACAAACTACTATAGCTAAACTAAACGAAGAACGAGCACCTATTGCTAGTGAACTACGCAAAGTAGAAGCCGAAGTAGGTCCAATCAAATACATTGCCGCATTGATTTATGGTGATAATACTGACGCCAATGTATTAGAACGGGCAGTGCGCTGGGTAATTATATTATTGGTTATCGTATTTGATCCATTAGCACTTGTATTAGTTATAGGTGCAAATCAAAGTCGTGAATGGGATAAAGAAGAACCTCAAAATGAACAAGATGATGAACCCAACAATGAAGAAGCATTACCTGAAGTAGCTCCTAAACAGGAAGAATCTGATCCTACTATACATTGTTACAAATGTAATACTGAATTAATTAATGCACCTGGTATAGGACCATTCTGTCCTAACAAAGAATGTGACGTTCTTGACGGGCCATTTGAACCAGAAGTAGAACCAATTAAATTCATGGTAACATTGCCCAAAGACCTACCACAAGAAACAACTGTAGAAGAGGAAGAGGCTTTTCAACAGATAGAAGAACAAGCTAAGGACCCTCATTCAGTTGGCTGGATGTATACAGACACTAAAAAAGAATTGACCATTGAAGAACAAATGGCAGATACTGTAGAACCAGAACCAGTTAAAGATGATACTCCCAATTTTGAAGGGGTCAAGCTAGCAGATGGTACATGGCTACAAACTGGCCCTGAGTTTACAAAATCAAAAGAAAAACTCAAATATGATGTAGATGGTGCTGGGTATGTATCATATAAAGGTAGACATATGCCCATGTCAGTTTTTCAAGATTTATACCCAGAATTCTTTTTACAAGAAGATAATGGGCGAAAAAGTTCAACAAATTTTGGAATAACCTTTCCTAACAAAGGAAGGACCGGAGATGTGTTTGTCCGTGTAGATATTGTTCCAAACCGAGTCTACAAATACAACGGTAAGCAATGGATTGAGACTCAGAGAAATTTATCTGATACACATTTATCAAATGAATATCTAAAATTCTTAGTTGATAAGATTGCTAGCGGTGAGTATGATCCAACTTTGTTGTCCGAAAATGAACAAGATGCTGTCCAAAACTACATTAAAAATCAAAATGCGTGACCAAAATAATTGACCTAAAATCAATTTAGTGTTATACTATCATTTTAACTAAGCCGAAAGGTCATTTTATGAAACACACACTCACCGCTGTAGCTTTGGTTAGCTTGCTTGCCGCATGTTCTAGTATGAAAACGGGCAATGGCACTAATTCTAGTGATCCGATCGCTAATCAAAAACTATCCACTTCATTTACAAGTGAGAATATCAAAATTGAAACTAAGTGTTCTTGGTTCAGCTTTGGGCGTAATTGTAAAATTGTAGCAATTGAATCAATTGGTACTTCACCTAGTTTTGGCAACACTACTAATAACATGCGTAACGCATTGACCAGAGCCGAAATGCGCGCCACTGCTAATGTAAGTGAATTTTTGAACAAAGAAATTACTACCAATCGTGTTAACAACACTATTGCCAAGAACATTGAAAAAGCAACAGATAAAGTCAAAGCCGGTAAGGCTGATGATAAAGCAGTTGAAATGACTGATAAAGAGGCTAACAACATTAGCCTGCGTGAGAACACCAACGATACGGTCGTACAATTGACCGAAACTATTCAAACTTCTTCACGGGCAATCCTTAAAGGTTTTGTCAAAGTGAAAGAAGAAGTGGTTGGTGTGCAAGAAGTTTCTGTAACTATTCGCTGGGATTTGGACAGTGAAGATGCACGTAAACAACTTGCTCTTAAAATGAAATGAAATTCTTATCTATTTTAGCCATGCTGTGTCTTACGGCATGTGCTAGCACCAAGGTAGAGAAAACTTCTAGTTCAATCAACTACTCTACTGGGTACACACGTGTACTCGGTACTGGTCAAACTTTTGACGAGGCAAAAACTAACGCCTTCAATACTGCAATTGAAATTGTAGTAGGTTCGGTTTTAATATCCGACAAACAGTCAAACAATAATCAACTTGTGCGTGATGAAATTGTTAAGGCAAGTGCAGGTTACGTTGATGACTACACTATCATTAGTGAATCAAAAACTAGTAGAGGATATACATTAGTAGTTGATGTTAAAGTCAAGAACAGTAAGATTGCCGAACGTGTATTGAGTGTAGGCAAGTCAGAAACCAATCTAAAAGGTGAGGCACTTAATGCTCAATATCAAACCTATCAACAAGATAGGGTTTCAGGTGATGCGTTACTTTCTAGTGTGTTGAGTTCATATCCAAAACATGCATTCAATGTTTCTAATGTTAAGATTGATTGTGGAAATCAAACTGCGCCATGGTGTTTTAAATTGGATAGGCAAGGCAATGCTCTGATTGAGGTGCCTTATAAACTAAGTTGGAACTACAATTTCTTACGTGCGTTTAATGAGGCACTTAGTTTAACCACTGATGCTAAAAATTACGGTGCAGATGTTATTACTGTTATGAGTAAAGATCCAAAAGCATTATTGCTCGGCAGTACAGATAAGTATTATTTTACTGATGTTAACCGATTTAAAATGATACAATCTACCTTTGTCGGGGACATTCATGTTGTTGCTAATGTTATGGACAATGCGGGTACTGTGTTATATACTAGTTGTTCCAACCCAGTATATCAAAAACGATATAGTGAGAGACAGTTTATGTTGCATGGCAATGATAAATGGGAAGGCAGAATAATGGTTAAAATTGATAAGAACAGTAACTATGATGCTATCCTAAAGAAAGCCACAAAAGTTGAATTAAGTTATTCAAGCACGGATTGCTAAAATTCAGATTTTTAATTGTTCCAAAATAAAAAGATAAGTAATTTAATGTCCGAAGAATTAAAATCAACCAATCATTGTAGCTTTTGCGGCGCAAATAAAGAGTCAGTCAAGAAATTGATTGTGGGGGAACAAGTAGCTATATGTAGCGATTGTGTAGAATTATGTGAGGAGCTTATCACCGATGATTCTAATCAGCCCGTAGAAGAACGAGGTCCAGAGTATGATCCAGAATCTATTAAAGAGTATCTGGATCAGCATATCATAGGACAAGATAGTGCTAAAATGGTACTTAGCGTAGCCATTTCAAATCACTATAAACGTATCAACAATCCTCCTAAAGATTTAGAGATACAAAAAGGCAATGTTCTTATTGTAGGACCTACAGGTTCAGGTAAAACTTTACTTGCTAAGACAGCGGCAAAATATCTCAAAGTGCCCTTTGTTGTTGCTGATGCTACTAGTCTGACCGAAGCCGGGTATGTAGGTGATGATGTTGAATCAATGATATCTATGCTGTTAAATGCCGCAGGTGGAGATAGGCAACTAGCAGAACGCGGTATTGTGTTTGTTGATGAAATTGATAAAATTGCCCGTAAAGGAGAAAGCACCAGCATTACCCGTGATGTAAGTGGTGAGGGTGTTCAACAAGCCTTACTTAAATTAGTAGAGGGAACCATATGCAGAGTTCCTGGCCAAGGAGGTAGGAAACATCCTGGTGGTGACATGATTGAAATCAATACCAAGGATATATTGTTTATTGCAGGTGGCGCATTTGTAGGATTGAAAGATGTAATCGCAAATAGAGTAAATGGTACATCTATAGGATTCCAAGCGAATATTAAAGAGAATAAGATTGAAGGTGATCTAAGCACTGTGAGTCCCGACGATCTTACTAAGTACGGAATGATTCCAGAATTTATTGGTCGTTTTACTACTACAGTTAGTATTCAGGAACTCAATAAGGATCAATTGATACAAATTCTTACCGACGTAAAGAACAACTATGTAAGCCAATACAAGTACTTGTTGAAACTAGATGATATTGAACTCAATTTCAACAAGGATGCATTGGATCAAATAGCTGAAAATACACTTACATTGAAAACAGGTGCTAGGGGATTACATACTGAGATTGAACGAGTGTTGATGTGTCATATGTACAATACCAAGACATATAGACAAAATAAAATTAAAATACTAAATATAGATAGAGATCAAGTTAAAAACCCTAAACCTATATACCATGAGCCAAGGAAGACGAGTACAAGTTAATGACAATAATTGGGAGAAGGCATTACGGAAGCTGAAAAAGAAAATTACAGATTCCGGATTACTTCAAGAAGTCCGTGACCGTCAAGAATATGTCAAACCAACTATCAAAAGAAAATTGGCTAAGAGTCAAGCCAAACGTAGATGGAAAAAACATCTACGTGAACAAGAACTCCCCAAGAAACTATTTTAACCAAATATAATAGATTATTTTACGCAGTGATGTAAAATAGATATATACATGTAGATGCTGTAACAAGGTCTACAGAAAATCTTGCTTTTTAAAGGAGAAACAATATGAGCAAAGTCATCGGTATCGATTTGGGTACCACAAATTCATGCGTAGCCGTTATTGAAAACGGAATCCCCAAAGTAATTGAAAATAGTGAAGGTGCTAGAACTACACCATCAATCGTAGCATATACTTCTGATGAAATTTTAGTAGGTGCAAGTGCTAAACGACAAGCAATTACAAATCCAAAGAACACAATCTATGCGGCTAAGCGACTAATCGGTCGTAAGTTTAAAGAACAAGCTGTTCAAAAAGATATAGACTTGATGCCATATACCATCGTTGAAAACGAAAACGGTGATGCATGGGTTCAAGCACAAGATAAAAAGTTAGCACCCCCACAGATTAGTGCCGAAGTACTACGTAAGATGAAAAAGACAGCCGAAGACTATCTTGGTCATGAAGTCACGCAAGCAGTTATTACTGTGCCTGCGTACTTTAATGATAGTCAACGACAAGCAACTAAAGATGCAGGTCGTATTGCTGGACTAGAAGTATTACGGATCATCAATGAACCCACAGCTGCCGCTCTTGCATACGGCGTGGACAAACAAGACAAAAGGGATCGAAAGGTCGCAGTGTATGACTTAGGTGGTGGTACATTTGATGTATCTATCATTGAGTTAGCGGACGTTGATGGTGATAAACAAATTGAAGTCTTAAGCACAAACGGAGACACTTTCTTGGGTGGTGAAGACTTTGACCAACGCATCATGGACTTCTTGGTTGACGAATTCAAGAAGGATCAAGGAGTTGACTTGACCAAAGATGTGTTAGCATTGCAACGTTTGAAGGAAGCCGCAGAGAAGGCTAAGATTGAACTAAGTAGCAGTAGTCAAACAGATGTTAACTTACCGTATATTACAGCAGATGCAAGTGGTCCAAAACACTTGAATGTTAAATTGAGTCGTGCCAAACTAGAAAGCCTAGTTGATGAACTAATCCAGCGCAGTATTGAACCTTGCAAAATTGCTATGCGTGACGCTGGTGTAAGCAACAGTGATATTGACGAAGTTATTCTAGTTGGTGGCATGACACGCATGCCTAAAGTACAAGAAACAGTTGAAAGTTTCTTTGGTAAAGCACCACGCAAAGATGTTAACCCTGATGAAGCAGTTGCCGCAGGCGCTGCCATTCAAGGTGACGTATTAAGCGGTGGACGCAAAGACGTATTATTGCTTGACGTTACACCATTAAGTTTGGGTATTGAAACATTAGGTGGAGTATTCACTAAAGTTATTCAAAAGAATACAACTATTCCAACTAAGGCTTCACAGACATTTAGTACTGCCGAAGATAATCAACCTGCAGTTGATATTAAAGTAGGACAAGGTGAGCGTGAATTGTTCAAACATAACAAGGTGTTAGGAGATTTCAAATTAGATGGTATCGCCCCTGCACAAAGAGGTGTACCTCAAATTGAAGTAACATTTGATATTGATGCTAACGGTATTATGCACATCAGCGCCAAAGACAAAGGCACAGGTAAAGAAAACAAGATTACCATTAAATCTGACAGTGGCTTAACCGAAGCAGAGATTAAGAATATGGTCAGCGAAGCAGAAGAAAATGCTGAGGCTGACAAGAAACAGGTTGAATTGATACAAGCACGTAATGGTGCAGAATCAACTATGCATGGCTTTAGTAATGACTTGAAAAAGTACGGAGATAAAGTCACACCAGAAGAAAAGACAAAAGCGGAAGATGCAGTGAAAGCTGTTGAAACTGCAATTGATGGTGACGATGTTGAAAAAATCAATCAATCTGTAAAAGATTTGTATGAGGCTATTGGTCCAATAACCAAAGTCAAATACGAAGAGGAGCAAAAATCAAAGGAAGATCCTGTGGTTGATGCAGAAGTTAAAGAGACAGCAACAACTGTTTAACTTAAATAAATCGGGTGCCGCATGGTGCGGGCCCGATATGTCATAACTTGCTTATTAAGGAGAAACAACATGACAAGAGAATTAACATTACGTTCATTAGACATTCCCGCAGTTCATAGATTTGGTATAGGATTTGATTCTATGCTAGATGAATTGATGCGTATGAATGCTTCACAATCAAACAATAACTATCCACCTTATAACGTGGTACAAAACTCAGAGGACAATTTTTCAATTGAAATTGCAGTTGCCGGGTTTAACGAAGGTGAAATTGAAGTTACACTTGAAAACAATGTGTTGACTATTGCAGGCAATAAAGCACATAATTTAGATAGTCCACCGAAAGAGTACCTACATCGAGGTATTAGTTATAGAAACTTCCAGCGTGAGTTTATTTTGGGCGAACATGTAGTAATTAAAGATGCAGAGAATACTAATGGCATTCTAACTATTATATGTGAGCGAATTGTCCCTGAAGATAAAAAGCCCAAGAGTATTGCAATAAAATACAATAAATAATATAATACATCATTGTAAATAAAAGTGTGTAGGGAACTACACACTTCCTAAAGGTAACTAAAATGGCAAGTCAAACAGAAACAAAAGTAAGAATTAAACCCGATTTCAAAATGCCTGAACCCCCGATGTTCAAGGTCATTTATATGAATGATAATCACACTAGTATGGAGTTTGTTGTATCTACTTTAATTGAACATTTTAATTACACCGAAGATACTGCTGAAAATATTACTACTGGAATCCACGAACAAGGTAGTGCAGTAGTAGCTGTATTGCCTTACGAGATTGCCGAGCAAAAAGGCATGGAAGTTACTTTAGAAGCCCGTAGTCAGGGTTTTCCATTACAAGTAAAAATTGAATCCGAAGAAAATTAAATGACTATCTCTATGCGTTTAGCATAGTAAGGTTCACGGTCATATTTGGTATTATTTAAATAGTTGATATTGTTTAATACAGTATCAACTAATTTATTATGTGTTCCGTAAACCCATTTAGTTACCTTGTGTTCGGTATCTTTATATAAGACATATCCGGGATATACATCTTCATCATTGGTGTCACACTCACCAAAATACAGTTCCCTAAAAGGGACACAATTGCTCATAATTACAATCTTCTTTACATCGACATGCACTTGTAATTTTTCTAGTGTTTTTTCTAAATAACTTATATCTTCAAACCTATAGCACTTAGCGTGGAAATCATCTACAATGCTATTATTCTCATAATTTTTGTACCATCCATTGATACCAATGAATGCTACACCATCTACTACGACAACATTATTGTGTAAGTAGATTACATTTTTGAAATTACTACAGATTTTTTGAATTTCTTTAACTCTAATTTCCCGTGAGTTAATATCAATATTTTCTAGCCAACCATCTATATAAAATACCCCGTGATACATGCTACTAAGTTGACTAAAGACTTTGTATAGTATCTGCAAATCACTTGAAATATTGCCGGGTATAAGGCAAAAAAGGCTGGTTGGTTTACCAGACCAATCAAATTCCTCTGCTGATTTTAAATTTAAATCACTAATAACATCAAAGCCAAATATCATTATGTATTTATGAAAAATAGGGCTTTCGCCCTATTTTATTAGACCGTTTTCTTAGTTCGAGGCTTGGTTGTTTTTGTTGCAGTACTGGCTGCTTTGGGCGTTGCTGCCTTTTTAGCAGGTGCTTTCTTAGCAGGTGCTCTCTTAGCTGGAGCAGCTTTTACAACTTCGGGTTCCGGTGTTGCAACTACTTCAACTGTAGCAGGTGCTACAACTTCTTCAACTTTTGCTGGTTCTGCTACGGGTTGAACAGCTGGTTTTTCCTTACTAACTGATTTAATAAGAACCCAGGCCAAGCCCGCAACAATAATAACTCCAATGACTATTTCCATAGTTTTTCTCCTTTAACTGTTTATTTAGATGTAGGACACCAACCTGATATTTTTCTGATAAATATTAGTATGCGTCTAGTATCCCTTTATTCTTTAGAGGAGTTAATGGATTTTCCATTACCTAGTATAACCTATCAAAAACGGTTAATGTACAGACCATCCAAAAACGATGTGTATCATACATATGAATTATTGAACTACTATATTTTCAATAATGACTTAAAAACCCCAAAAATACACTTAGCTCCTAGATGTAGAAAGTACTGGGGAATGTGTCTAGGAGAGGTTGATAAACATAATACTGGTAGTTATTGTGAGATACGATTAATGGACAAATGGTTTTGTCCACAATGGATGATAACTACATTGGCACACGAAATGGTACATCAACATCAATGGGATATAGAAGGGCCCAAAAGATATCGTAGGGGCAAAGATCATCTAATGAGTCATGGTCCTACATTTTTTAAGTTTCGTCAAACAATGAACGACTATAATATCCCATTAAAAACGGCGCATTCTATGCGCCGTTGGTTTAAGCATCAAAATATCTTTAAGTGTTAATCACGCTTCTTGCGTGTTGCTTCTTCACTGCCTGGTTCTAATTCAGGCTCTTTTTCTTTCTTAGATGGTTTTGCTGTTGAAGTACTAGATTTAGTAACTACATTCCCGTTAACATCTACTAATACAACGTCCTTGTCACCCTTCTTGCCTATACCGCGTGAAAGTGTTACACCTAATGTGCGTAGTCCGGGCAATGGATTATTACGAGTACTGTCATTACGAATTAACCATACCATTAAATGAGTTTCAGGAATGTCTTCTTTCTTAGCAATAACAGCATGTGCATCAACCTTGATGTTATTATCATCTTGTGTGAAATGTTGCGGCTTAAATGTTTGTATGACCACTCCACCTTTAGGGCTTATATCACTTCCAAACACAGCATTTAAAGCCTCTTCTGGTGTAGGCTCTACTACGATTTCTTTACTTAGTTTATACACAGGGGTAGATTCTCCTGTGCGATTATTCTTCTTTTGACCAATAACTTGCAATTCAATCGTGCCGTCATCTCTTAGTTTTTTAATTATTTCTTTAGCCTTTGCACCAAACAAACTGTCAGCACTTTCCCACATATCAGCATTTAATTCTTTAATACTGATAGGCAAATGCCCACGTTCGCTACGTAATACAACGTCGGCTTTCTTACGTTCTGCGGTGTCACGCCCAGCAACATCAACTGAAGTGCAATTTTTAATCGTTAGCTTTTTACCTCTTGGATCTTCAAATGTAACATTAGCTGACCCGTATTTTTCTACGACACTTTGAATAATACTGGCTAATTCTATTTCATTTGCTACGCCAGCACTATTTTCACCTTGTTTACCTTCATCTTTTACAACAACTGCAACTGGACTATTTTTAAAGATAATGCCACCCAAACTGCTTATACCAGGATCAGGACTGTAAGTGGGCATTGATTTTGGTAGTTGACGCTTTAATGCAATTAGAATGTCATTCAATACTTGTTTTCTAAAATCATTCTTTTTCTGACCATCAGGTATTTGAACCAATACATTAATTTTATTTCCATTGATCTTTGGATTTTCATGGCCCAAGCTAGTCAATGCATTGACAATATCGTCTCTGGATACGGGCATTTCCCCATCTTCTACCAAAGGGCTTGTAAATTCAGTGTATCTCATGTAAAATGTCTCTTTGAGTTAATGAAGTGATAATTGTATCACCATTAAGTATTTATCGCAAATTTATTTTAAGGATGTATATGAGTTTAGTGCCAATGGTTTTAGAACAAACAAGCAAGGGTGAACGTAGCTATGATATTTATAGTCGTTTGCTTAGGGACCGTGTAATTTTGCTTGAGGGCGAAGTACACGACCACATGGCAAATCTAATTGTTGCCCAGTTGTTGTATCTTGAAAGTGAAGGAGATAAAGATATCTCCGTATATATTAATAGTCCAGGTGGTAGTGTAACTGCTGGTATGGCGATCTATGATTGTATGCAATTCGTCAAGCCTGATATCCATACAATTGTCATGGGTCAGGCATGCTCTATGGGTAGTTTGCTTTCACAAGCAGGTAGCCCGGGTAAGCGTCATATGCTTCCAAATGCACGACATATGATCCATCAACCTTCAGGCGGCGCACGTGGTCAAGCCACTGACATGGAAATTCAAGTAAAAGAGATTTTGCAAATGAAACGAACCTTGACAGAAATCTATGTCAATCACAATAGCATGGGTAAAACATTTGTAGAATTGTCAAAAGACATGGAACGTGACTTTTACATGAGCGCCCAAGAATCTGTAGACTATGGTCTTGCAGACAAAATACTTACCTCTCGTACTACTTAAGTATTCAGTTTGACAATAAATAGGTTTGGGTATACAATACGGTTATTCACTGATAAATAGTTATATGAAACTCAACGAAATTTCCAAGCCTAGTAGAAAAGCAATTTTTGAAAGCCTTTGTTCCGATACTGAACAGCCTTTCACCACTGTTACATTACAGGAAATTGCTGAATCTATTTCCAAATTTGATGATTCCGACCCTGGCATGACCGTTGATGAAGCCCTTGACTGGCTTAAAAACGCATGAAGGGTGGAATCAATAAATGCTTAGAGTATTAGGCGCCGGGCCAAACAGCGAACTTGCCAAAACAATAGATAAATTCACCGACCAGCGTGATCGGATAAAAACTGAATTATCTAAGTTCCTACAGTGGAAAAACAAAACACCTTATAACGGATCTTTACCCGGGTTACCTGGCTTCGGTGATAGTGACAGAAAATTTAGATCGGGTGGTAATTTTGGTTCTAAGTTACCCGGTATTTCACATGCACATTTAACACACAACCTTAGCATTGTGTATTTTGTTGACAAAGAAACAAACACTATACGATTATACGGTGTTTACAGCCATGATGATATTGGCACCGGTAGTCCTCCTGACTTAAAACGCCAAGAACAAATGGGAGGTCGTTGGGCTAATATGAAGTTTGATGCTAGTATACAGCCTACTGCACTTGACCCTTCAACAAAGACAATCACACAAAAATTGGTATCGCAAGGCAAACCAAACTATGCGCCTAAGCCAAAACAACCTGTAGCAAGTACCACGGCGCAACAAGAAGAATCTCCTTTTGTGCAAATGTCTAAGCAGGTAGATAGTTTTTGGCCTGATCGTAACCTGTACAAACAGTTACAAAATGCACGTTCAAAAACAGAACAATTAGCCGTGATCAATGGTGAAGTAAATTATATCAATGTGATATCTAAACGCCACTCTCTATACCCTAACCAAATGCAATATGTAAGAGGGTTGCAGGCACTATACAATGCACTTACCAAAAAGTAATACTTAAGCAGTAGGTTGACAATAAATCACTTTGGGTATACAATAGAGGCTTCTGTAGTGAAAAGGAGCTTTTATGTCTTACATCGTTTTCAAACACAATAAAGAATACGGTCCTCGTCAAGGTCTCGAGGGTCCGTTTCACTACCCCAATGGTCAGGTTCTGTACTACGATCCTAAACAAGGTGAGTACTACGATCCTCGTACCGACTTCTATGTTGATCGTGATGAGGTCGCATTGTTGCAAAATTCCATCTTTGATGTACTCAAAAAGTAGTACTTTTTATCGCATACCCAAAGGTTGACAATAAATCACTTTGGGTATATAATACTTGTATTGATTGATTAAAGGAGCACATAAATGCGTACAAAAACAGTTATCGAAGGTCTGAAAAACTCACAAAAATTCCGTGTGATTTTCAAAGGCGACGGAAGTGAAAACGATATCGGTATGTACCTCACAATCAAGCAAATGACCGAACAATTTGCTACAGTTAACGCCCGCACATTGTGTTGGGACGCAATGATTAGGTTAGCAGTTGAACGCCGTATTGCTAAGTCACTAAACGAACCAATTCCAAGTGGTCTCGGTACTACTATTCGTGGCAAGCAAATTCAAGTTGATTTGGTTTAAGGAGTATAGTATGAAATACGAAACAGCCATCAAAGTCCTGCTCAAAGAATGTGAATTTTTAGGTCAGAATATTTCAGACCTGTTGCAAGATATTGCACAAAACGGTCGTATGATGTATAGCGAAAAAGTAGTACAAGCCGCAGATGTGTATAACAGCCGCGGTTGACAATAAATCACTTTGGGTATATAATAGAATCTTCAACAGTAAACAACAGGAGTTTGAAAATGGGTACACGTTCAATGATTGGTGTGATGCATGGTGATAACTGTAAAGCAGTGTATTGTCATTGGGATGGCTATCTGTCACACAATGGTCGTATTTTGCAAGAACACTATGATAGTGCAAAAGCTAACCATCTTGTTGCAATGGGCAATCTTTCTAGTCTTGCACCCGAGATTGGTGAAAAGCATCCCTTCAGCCAGTTTGAAGTCAACATGACCAGTGATGAATTTAAAGAAAAATATGGCAACATGTGTACATTCTATGGTCGTGACCGTGATGAATCTGAGAATGAGTTTGTGACATTCACTAGCAAAGAATCATTGGTTGAACATTTCAACAATGTCTGGGCTGAGTTTTGCTACATTATGAAAGACGGTGTTTGGTATATGTTTGACCAAGACAATACTGAATTGCGTTTGTTGTCAGAAGAATTGGCTAAAGTAACTGAGGAAGTATAATGGAAGCAGTAGTAGAAACAACAGTATGGAATGATAGCAACAATGCTAATCACACATATCTTCTTGACGGTACCAAAATGCTTGCGTACATCAAGGTTGGTTCTACTACTCCATTCTACTTTAAGAACCCGATTACTATCGACAAGCGTGGTCGTAAGTTTGTTCCAGTAAAGCCGAATCCTTTCAAGGCTGTGAAAGAAAAGAGTACAATCGTGAAAGTGTCCGGTAGCAAAGGCAACATGTATAATATTGATACCGTAGACAAAACATGTACATGCCCTGGATACACATTTCGTGGTAGTTGCAAACACATTAAGGAATTGGTATGAACGAACGAATTAAACAACTTTGGGAAGAGGCTGCTAAAACAACTCAGGGTGATTCTTGGCAAGAGCAGACAAAGTTCATGGAAAAGTTCGCCGAGTTGATTGTGAAAGAATGTATTGAACGAGCAAGCATTGGTAACGGACACGGTAATAATCAATGGGATAGAGCGTTGACCTTTGCTGGAAAGAATATCAAAGAACATTTCGGAGTTAAATGATGGAAAACATTAAGGTATTTGTTGTCGTAAGGGATGAAGAATCGGAATCATCTTCGGAAATTCTTGGTGTCTTTTCTAATAGAGTGGATGCACAAATGTATGTGTATGATGCGATTCATACCGAATTTGATATTGATGATGATATTCCTGATGAGGAATTGTTTGATGAAATCGCTGGGTCTGGTATTAATTTCACAATTGAAAGTCATTACTTGAGGTAAAATATGATTAGAATAATCCTAGCTTTTGTTATTGTTTTTGTATTGTTCTTTTTCGGTATTCAGTACCTACGGAATATGTCCGGG